GCGTGGGTCACCACCTGGACGAGGTGGGACTGTCCAGGCGGCAGAGACAGGAGCACGCCAGGCGAGAGCAGCACGAACAGCACAACGGGGACAATAACGTTCAAATCCATTTGTTTGTATATAAGAACTTAAAAATATCTCGCGAACATGTCATAACTTAATGGTCAAACCTTTGGCGAGTCTCACTGCGCGCGTTCTGTCTCTCCACAGAGAGATGACTCCTGTGATTTCACGAATCCATTCTGGATTTATGGTAGAGCGGAGTCTTCAAGCAGTTGAAGAAGATATTCAAAAAATGCAGGAGATGTTACGCGAAGTTCGCGATTCACTCAAAGCACCCAAACAACAATCACATGATTTTATACCTATGAAGTAACCTTACTCATCTACAACCTTCAAATCAAACGAGTAGTCGTCAACCACTAGCGTAGGCTCGTGGCGACGCACAATCTCCTTAAACACATCCTCGCCATGCTCGGGTAGAATCTCCTTCAGATAGTTCTCCAACTGCTTCTTGGAGAGAGTCCAGCCCTTTTTCCACTCGCCGGGCTTCTTCACGAGAAACTGCATCTTGGACTTGTGCAGATCAATCTTGTCAGGCAGTGGCTCCTTGATACGAGCCTCATTATACGCGGCTGCCAAATCCATCTCCACCTCTTGGCGATTCTCACGCAATTCCTTTGCCTGAGCATTGACCTCGGTTAAGCGCTTGGTAACATCCAGATAGCGAGAAAGAACAGGTTTTAGTGCTTCCATTGTGTTGTTCCTGTCCCATCTTTAAAAGTGTCCGTTTTGAACAAGAGGAATGTCGGTGTTTGACGAAGAAGAAATCGAACGCCTTCGGGAGGTGTACAACAAGGAACATTCCAAAGAGAAACCTATTGAAAAAGGTGATGCCGAATCCACGTGGAAGGAGCTCCAGTCTCGTCTGCGTGAGAAGTGCCGGACGGGTATGGCAGAATGTATTGTAGCCAGTTTATTGCGGAGGCCGAAAGCGCCCAAAGAATGGTCTGTGAATCGGTACGAATGGTTGTCGTCGGATGACATTGATGCGATTGAGAAGAACTACATGGAAGTCTTTGCCGATTACTATTATGTCGCAACTGTTCCGATTGACTTTGACTTGAAAAGTGAGACCCAGAAATGTCTGGTATCTGCATTATGTTCGCTGAAACTGAAAGATGTCTATGACAAGGGAAAACATCGCATCGGTATTGTGATCAATACGGACCCTCATGATGGACCTGGACAGCACTGGGTTGCTGTATTTTGCGATATTCGTCCCGAGCTCGAATATCCTCGCGTGACTTACTTTGACTCGTACGCCAATCAACCGGAGCCCGAGATTAAAACATTAATGAAACGTTGGAAACAGCAGTGGGACAGCACGGGAATTCATAAACACGGCATGAAGATGACCTACAACAAGACGCGCCACCAATACAAGGATTCGGAATGTGGCATGTATTGTTTATACTTTCATTATGCGTGTATCCTGAACCTACCGATGAATGAAAAGATTCCAGACGACGTGATTAACGCATTCCGTAATCTGCTGTTCAAGATGTGAAAAATAGAATCATCGTCAAAAGAATAATGGAGTGGCTTGTTGCCATAGTTTTGTTACTATTGATTGCGTATCTACTCTTTGATACAAAATTGGGAGAGTCGCCCATACTTGTTGCTCGCAAGCGGTTATGCGATTATTATGCGGCCGGGTCTGTGTTTGAAGATATTCCGACCGCTCTGGCTCGGGGTGTTCGTTTGTTAGAAGTACATGTGTATTCGGATGAACAAGATCATCCGGTAGTGGCACTTCACCCGCAAAACGACGGATACGATTACGCAGTGGAAAACGTGACATTCGAACAGGTCTGTATCATGATTGCGAACGACGCATTCCCGTCGAACGATCCGTTTGTCTTGTCTATCGTTCCCCACACGGAAAAGACAATCACCATCAACCGAGTAGCCGAACATCTCAAAACAACTGTACGGAAACGGTTGGTCACTACAAACAAGAATGTCGCAACAATGCCGATCGATTCATTGAAGGGCAAGGTGTTGATTATCTCCGGTGGAAATGCGAAGGGTACGGAACTAGAGAATTTGGTGAATCTGTCGTGGGATGAGTCCAACCTTCGCCGGTTAACCTACCAACAGGCGTTACATCCTCGTGATGAGAATGAGCTTATTCGTTACAATCGGAACAACATTACACTGGTCGCCCCGGATGCCGAGTTGCGAACGGTGAATATGAAATGGGATCGTCCGATGTATATGGGTTGTCAGTGGAATCTCTACGACCGCAACGGGGGAGGATTCCGCGAGAAGCCTGAACCTCTACGAACGGAATCTTTCTTGCGCGTTTAATAAAATGCCCGGTAATGAAGTTGCTAAGGTTGATGGTGGTGAGATTACGGATGGCGGCAGACGCCACAGGGGTAGCAAGAAGTCCCGGAAGGGCACCCGCAAGCAGAGCAAGTGGATGAAGCATGTGATGGATACCAAGCGTGCGAACAAGGGCAAGGATCTGTCCGAGGTTCTGGTCATCGCATCCAAGACCTACAAGAAGACGGGCGGCGGTGCAGACAGCACGGCTGGCGGTGTTGCGGCAGGTGCGTCTCCTCTCACGGGAGGCAAGCGGACTCGCAAATCCAAGAAGACCCGCGGCAGTCGCAAGCATTAAAACGGATTTGTTCTGCTCAGGAGTATAAGCACTCCCCCAACAGTACAGAATGGATCACGAACCCAAGACTCGCAGAGAAAGCAAGAAGTCCGCCAAGGACAAGGCTTACGGCAAGGATACGTGCTATTCAGCTAAACGTATTCGTCAGATGGAGGCTCTTCAGGAAAAGAACGCCGGCGGTAACACCAAGTCGACACCAAAGCACAAATAAGTAATCCGAGACTCGCAAACCCGAGAGCAGACTCCATTATAGAAGATTGCGGTGAGAAATTCGCCTAGTCTTCTTATGATCCCTGTTCTTCGTATACCCACCGCCTGTCAGCTTTCGACAGGTTTTTCCCTTGTATGACTTCTTCTGGCATCCACTCTTGTAGTATGCAACATGTTGCGCATACCCATTGTAGCTTAGGATGGGTGCTTTTACCTTTTTACTCAGTTTCACCAACAGCCCATAGACCCATCGCATATAGACCGACCGATTCTCTACGCGTGGGGGGTGTTTTTCCACATACGATTTCACAATCGCACGCAGATCCTCGAACGGATACACCTGTGCCATTCGCTTCCAGAACATGCGATGAATAGTTTGAACATACTCGTCGGGTACATCAGCATCACCGTGGTTGGATGCAACCACAAACAAAAAGTCACGTCCTGGCACGGCTGTTGGCTTCGACTGTATGATAGTTTCATAACGCATCTTCACTTCTTCAAACGAAGGGTCGGGTCCCGGATTGATCACCACCGGATCTGCCGCCGCCTGTTTGCGCAGCTTTCCATTCACCATATTGTGAAGGTCATAGAGCCACCGCCCAGGATCTTTGCAGGGTCCCATGTCTGATGTAAACTCCGCCGTAGACGCCCGGCAGAACTTACAAGGCAAAATGTCCTTGATGCTCATCAGAAACTCTTGTGGATTTGGACTGAAGAACGCAATCAAGTGAAAAAGTTGCCAACCAGAAGGACCCCAGAAGCGAGTATCGTATCCCATTATTCACTTCGTTCAAAAGATTATCCATACTTACAAACAAAATGCTCGATACGAAGGATATCATCATCCTCACTGCCGCGTTCTACCTCGGCTCCGTTGTGTCCCGTTTCTTTGCCGCCCTGACGGATGGCGTCATCTCTCCTCTGCTGGCGCCCCTGGGTGGCAAGGGACTGGCTGAGTCCGTGGTCGTCGTGGGCGGTGTCACCCTGAAGACGGGTGAGCTGCTGGCCGCCACCGTCCAGCTGATGATCTCCTTCGCGGTGGTCGTCTACATGATCGGTGTGCTGCGGACGTACTACCTGTCCAAGATCGGCGCCACCCGCTAAAAAAGTAACACATAACAAATAATGAGCAACACAGTGACTATACCTTTAATCGGAGAGGTAAGCATGCCCACCCTGATGGCTTCATCTAATCCTGCTGCTGACTCGCAGAAAAAAATAGATGATTTGAATACTCAGATAGCCGACCTTCAGAATCAGGTAAAGACTGCGGAGGCTGAGAAGGCTTCAGCGCAACAATCGGCTGCTATGGGACAACCCGGACCAAACGGTGGTCGTCGTAAGACGCGTAAGGGGTCTAAGAAATCGCGTAAGGTTAAGCGGCGCCGAACTGGAAGGAAGTCCAACCGTTCCTAGGATACTTCCCAAACCTCTCATCCAATCTCTTCTTCAAATCTTGGGCATTCCCGCGTGAGATGTCATTTCGGCGCTTCCACTCACGGAAGGACTCCGAGATGGTCGACCACGTCACAGCCATACCCTCATCGTCCGTAGATTCGCGAGCATGGACATGCTCGTCAATGAACTGGGCAATCACATCCGACTCACTCTTGTACTCGCTCGTAAACACATCTACGTCCTTAGGAGGCACCAGACCAGGATGCTTAGGAACCTCGTGTGTGTAGAGGTGAACCAGGTACGCCATGAAGCACGCCGCCCACTCCGCAGAACCCGTCTTCTCCATGATCGTCTCGTCGATGGGGTGCTCGTTTGGCATCTTAGGCTCGTGTACGAACTTGTTCGGGAAATCCACAACCTTGATACGGCGCCACGTACCTCCATCCACCGTGCGCACAGGAGGCTTCTCGTTACAGCTCAGGAAGAACTTACACATGATCTCAAACTCCACCATCTGCTTGGAACCCGCATACAGATCGCGCACAGTAATCTTGTCGCAACCGGTCAAGAACTTCAGCAGAGCAGACGCCAGAGGCTCACCCTCGTCGGGCTCGGACATCGTCACAAACCTACGACCACGCATACGCACCATCTGCGGTGCAGCTGCTCCAGACTGACCGCGCTTCTGGGTGAAGATCGCAATGTCTGCTGCGTAGCCGTAATCACCCATCGCATTCAACATCAACTTCATCAACATAGACTTGCCGTTCGAACCGGAACCAGTCATGATGTGGAACCGCTGGTTGGTCTCCCCCGACAGACAGGACGCCAGAATCAGCAAGAAGTAAATCCGAACCAGAGGATTGGGTAGAATGCTGACCAGGAACCTCTCAATCTCATTCCAGCACTTGTGTGAATGATAAGGCGCATCTTCAGGATAAGGAACGTTGGTACAGAAGCTGATGTAATCGTCCGGCTTTCCGGGGCGGAAGGTGCGACTCTGCGTATCAAACACACCATTCGTGAAGGCGAGCAGATGCTTGTTATTGTCTAGATTCTCAAGGAACCTAGGATCGCGGAACAGCACCCTACTCTCGCGCATCACATTCTCCTTGAAACTGGTTGTCTTGAGCTTCAGGCGGATCGTGTGATAGCTCTTGACATCGCGCTCTGCGATCTCGCATGCCTCCTTATCCCGCTCAGGATCCAGCCCCTCAATCGCGTTCAGTGCCTCGCGCTCCTTGATCAGGAAGATCTTGGAAATGTCAGATGATAGCCGAGCGAGTAGATCCACACCGGACTCCGAAGACTTCCAGATGTGTCCAACGTACTGATACCAGTCGTTGTTCTTCACTGAAGCACACTTGAACTCGTCGCGATACTTGGCATACACAACTTGCGCCACGTCGTGCTCGGTAGCTGTCATCGCTGCCTCACGAACCAAGGAATCCACATTCTCCGACTCAATCTTCAGATACTCCTCAAAGTTGTCCTGACGAGACCAGAATCGCAGACTTCCCTCACCCGTACGCTCTCCGTCCACACGCTCCGTAAACCCACGCCACTTCTCGCGTGCCTTGACCTTGCGCTTGTCATCGGACGACTTCTCCATAAAGTCCAGCCACACATCCTCTAGATCGTATGGATGAATATTGAACAAGCACTGACCCACCTTGATATACTCGTCGTGAGGACCGCTGTGACGGAACTCGGCTAGATTCATCACATGTGCGCGGATGTTCTTCTTGCGATTGTCCGCAAGGTCTGCGCGAACTCGCCCAGAAGGAGATGCACCGCGAGAACCCTGTTCTTCACGAGTATCTGTGCGTCCACGAGAGATAGCACGAGTCGCAGGCTCGGCGGGCATACGAGTGTTTTGTTGACCATACTCGGTAAGAGGCGTCTCCTCCGAAGCAGCTGAACGAACCGACAGCTTATGAACCAACTCCAGTGTAGGAATTGGAGACACCTGGTCGTCTACACTCATTTCACCATTCTCCCAATCGATCACATACTTGAGCTCATACGGCAGAGAACCCTCGGCAGGCTTCTTGGAGCCAAGCAGAGGCCAGTTACCAGTATGCGTCAGAGCAGATGGATCGTAGACATCGTCCCATCCCTTCATCAGACCCAGATTCGGGAAGAAGCTCTCCATGCGCTGGAGGAGTGCCCTGCGAATACCCTTCTCCACGTCCGCACGAGTCTTGATGTCGGGGATTTGAATATGGATTCCGGAACTGGAGATCTTCTTGATCGGATCGTAGGTCGGGTACTCTTTCTCCAGAATGTAGACCTCTACGATGTCGGGCATAATGACCCAACGCCTTGCCTCCTGGAGATACGCATCCACAAACTTCATCACCTGCTCCTGTGTGTGCTTGTGCTCCTCTACACGCGCATCGTACTTGAAATCCAAATCTACACGCATCTGGCCGATTGGAGTCGAACGCTCTGTGAGAAACTGCGGAATTGACTTGCGGAGGTCGGCACAATACAAACGATAGAACTCTGCGCGATCATCTTCATGAATAAACCACTTTCTCTTGTTGTCAAACGACCAGATATTGAATGGCTTGTCCTTCTCCGTTACCTTTCGCCCCTCACGTTCCTTGTCTGTGTTACCATTTGGGTTACCATTTAGGAAGAGGTCCAGCTTGGTCGGCATCCTGTAATACTACCCCCGACGACTTTTCCCGGGAATGTTCGTTTTGAACGCACGTTTCCACTTTTCAAAAGGAATCTATAGACATCAAATAAGAATACATCATCATGAAGTTCTGTCAGCAGTGCAACAACTTTCTCTACTCTATCGAGGAGCGCGATAAGAAGGCATACTTGAAGTGCCGCAGTTGTCCTTATGAGGAAGAGGTAACCAAGGCGAATCCTGTTGTCTACGAGCACGACTTACAGCAGGATACGTCAGTTCAGTATTCGATTAATCCGTATCTCAAGTTTGATCCAACTCTTCCCCGCTTTACGACAATGGTGTGTCCCAACGGATCGTGTCCTACGCGTGGCGGAGAGTCGAATATTGTGGGTATCAAGTTAGATCCTGTCAATGTAGCGTGGATGTATCAGTGTGCGGTCTGCGACACTACGTGGAAGCAGTTGGCTAGGGGTTAAAAGCGTTTCGGTCCGCTAGAGACCATATTGCCCTGAATCCAACCCGCATTCGTAGGCAGACGAGTATAGGTTCCCACCACGTTGTTCGCAGGAAGACCACCGGGTTGCACAAACTTGGAAGACGTGGTTGAGCCCACACTTCCACTTGTACCCGATGTCCAAGACAGAGTAGACTTCGCGTCAGGTCTATTTACATTATTTGGAGGTTGACCTTGGACGCGAGCATTTCCAAATATACTCACATTTGGGTTTACGATGGTGACTACGGAAACAATGCCAGTTTGTCCAGTAACAGCATTTACCGTAGAACCCGCAAGAACAAACACGGTTGTACTCGGCACGTTTATGATAGCGGCCCGCGACGTGTTGAATGCGGCAACCGTCCCAATCCCGGAAATTACTGCATACTGATTCGAAAGGGTCACGGACAGATTATGTGCAGCCGCAGTGGTGTAATAGATAAATCCTGCAATTGTTCCTGTCTGTCCCGATACTGCGGTTCCAGTCGTTGAACTCGACAAGACAAAGGTTGTTGCGGTAGGGGCTGCGAGGACGGTTGCATTTGATGCGGTAAAGGTTGTAATTCCAGTTATACTGACAACCTGTGCTGCCACCAATCCATGGGCTACGCTGGTGGTGTAATACACACGTCCAGTGATGCTACCCGTTCCTGTCGCCGTTCCGGTTGCTGCAACGGCAACTGTGAATGTCGTCGCACCAGTGACAGTAACTGCCTGCGCGGTCACGTTTGCAGCAGTAAATGTACCAAATCCGGTTATAGTAACTGTTGCTCCGTTTGCAAGTCCGTGTGCCTGAGAACTGGTGTATGTGATTATTGTTCCATTACCGACTGCCGCCGACAACACATCTGTCCTCGCCGCCGTCACAGTTTGACTGGATACCGCCGATATAGTCGACGCCGCTGGTACGGTGTTCAGCGTGTAGGGTGTTGCTAAAAAGGCTGCCTGACTCGCAAGAACATTTGCATTCAAGACAGACTGCGACAGCGTAACATTGTCACGGGTCTGGATCCCCGGACGAATCGGACTTGCAGCCGCAGCTTTGAACTTCAGATATGTGGTGTAGTCCGAGGCGGATATGTTTGGCATTGTTTTACTTCACGAAAAACCTTCCGTTGAACTGCGGCGACTTCCAAGGGGCGATCGATAGAACCGACTGACTAAACACGATGTTTCGACCCTCATCGGTAGAACGCAAAATCGCAGAGAGATAACCCTGCTTAATCGGAGCCTCAAACGTTCTCGACTTTTTCACAGGGTCAGTCGGAACCGTCGCATTCACACGAACAAAACGAGTAACATACGATGCATCCGGAGTTTTAGGCATTTATGTAAAACGTAAGATTTTCAAACAAAAACATGTAAGGAAATACAATGGACGTCAAACCCATCTTTCGTAATGAGGTCGTGGATACTATCAAGCAGCCTAGGATCACACGCGAGTATTTCACCAAGTACGAATACACGACTCTACTGGCGACTCGTGCCGAGCAGATTGCTCAGGGTGCGAAACCACTTGTAAGTCTAGATGGACTCAAGACAAGTGATCCGATGTTTGTGTGGAACGTGGCAAAAAGAGAGATCGAACAGCGTAAGTTGCCGTTCTTGATCCGCCGCCAGATGCCCAATGGCACTGCCGAATACTGGTCGGCGCAGGAGCTGGAGGTCATGTGGTAAGTTAGTCATCTTTGGTCGCTTCGATGTATGCCGCAAGTCTCTTCTCTCTCCATGTTTGTCTGCGAGTTTGAATATGTTCTTCGCGTAGGGTTCTATATTGTTCATACTCTTTCCAGAAGTTACACTTTTCTGGTATGTTGTAACCGTAATCAACCCAAACTGGAACGGGGCAAGTAAAGTATATTTTTGTCTTGTCTTTCTTCAAATTTACTTCGCATGGCAACCCGCATTTACATAAAGGTCTATCTACGGTAAAGTTTGCAGTGTTTATAGAACATCCATCTCGACAGTATTTACCGCCTTTGACGTCTTTTCCATCGTAACTATATCGCTCGGTGATATGATTTTCAACTTCAAGCGCCAATGACCTATCTACCTCGTCATTCCAGTAATGCTCCAATTTCCAATCGTGTTTTTGGTGTTGGGTAGCATCCTTAAAATAATCCAAAAAGTTGATATTGTGCGAAACGTTATATAACCCGATCAAAGTGTCGTAGTTATCGCTGGACGTCGTAACACCTCCTCTCCCAGTTGAATGCTCGTGCCATCTACGATATAGACGCGTTGTTTCTCCAACGTAAATAGCGTCTGTATCGCTTGATTGCAGAACATAAACCCAGTGAACCATTAAAAATAACACAACCCTTACGTGAAACCTGTAACCCTTACCAATCCCTGCCTCCGTAATTCTCCTCCAACTCGGAGTAGCACCGCCCTGAACGCTCGAACGCACACTGCGGGCAGCCCAGTCGGTCGTGCTCCGAGCATCCACCCCCATCCTGCTCTTGTGCCCACCGCAAGAGCTCAACAAGCTCCTTCTTGGCCTTTGCCTCTGCGGCCTTCTTCTTCACCTCTTCCGCTCTCTTCTTTGCTTCGGCCATTCTCTTTTCCTCCTCCTTAGCCTGCCACGTCTTGGCCTGAGGGTTGGCCGGCTTTCCGCTTACCACGGACGCCCAGTTCTTCTTGGGAATAGACTGCGACATCTTGAACACACTTGGAGGGGGGAGGTCTATTATCCTGACACACACAAATCCGTTTTTACTTCATGGTTATGGCAACCAGGATGGCCAGGAGTAGAAGGATGATCGCATCATGCCAGCCATGCTGGGAAGAGATGTTGAACAATGAAACGCCAAACATGTCACGGAGTCCTCCTAGACCTGCTTGGACTAACGCAACTACAACTAAGAAAATCAAGAGATTCTGTTTGAACGCGCTCATTGTTTACTTTCCGGATAAACGTTCCAGGGTCTCCTCAGAAGGAGGAAACATCAGCAGCGGTGGCTGGGCAGGTGGAGGAGCCAACATGTTGGGAGCGTCATGTGTAATCAGTTTCATCGCCATAGAAATGTCTACGCTGTTCTGAGGGAGAAACCGCTTTTTCTCATTTGCCAGATCCTGCCGAACGCGAGACTGGAGATCGATGACTCCGGGGAACGCCTTCTGCTGCGCACCCATCAAGAGGAACGTCAGTATCAAAAGAACAACCAGAACTGCGATGACAATAGTTTGCCGTTTCATTATTTCTTCGGTAGACAAGAAAAACGGAAGTCGGTTAGGATAATAAGAGACAGGTATAATGGACTTTCCAATTCCTATCCGCTGTTACACGTGCAACCTTCCCATTGCTGGAAAGTGGAAGCGCTATTTGGAGATTGTCAAAGGGAATCGCGCAGAGGATGGACGTCCGGAGAAGGACGAGTTGGTGTATCTCAGTTCAACCACTAAGAAAACGGCAGAGGGGCGTGCTATGGACGATCTTGGGTTGACGAGGGAATGTTGCAGGAGACATTTCTTGACGCATCCGGGGGTCTGAAAAGGTTTTGTAGATACAGTGCTTACACACAGAATTCCGTGTTAGCCGAAAACAATCATCTTTCGAACAGTAGTGGACATTGGGAATACGAATCCGTAGGGGTTCCATTGCTTTTTACTTGTTCGTAAAGAGTAAATGTCATCCTATAGCGAATACCTGAGTCGGCAGCAGCAGAGACTTCAGAAGTTCGTAGACACTCGTCCTCATCGCGATGCGGGACATCAGACAGAAATTGTCAAGCGTCGTGCGGCAGCTGCTGTGCTGGAGAGTACAAATCCTCGTTCATCCGGTGTGTTGGTGTTAGATGGACCCTCCACACAAGTGAGATCGTTCTACGCGAAAGCGCACAACGTTCAGGATGCGTCTGTGTTTGCCGGGTTTGAAGCCGCACAGGCTTTGGCACAGAGTGAGATTCCTCGCAATGCGAAGGCGTCTCAAATCTCTGAGGTGTGCTATCCTTCTTCCGTGGTTCCCGAGTATAACGATCGTCTTCGTACATATCCACAGTTGGCAGCTGTTCAGGCCGCACGAAATGCGCACCTTCGCGGGAACTGTTGTACGGTGTGTGGTAAACCACCTACTCTCGCAGGAGATTGCGGTTGTAGGTTAACAACGGCACAGCGTCAACAGCTAAAGGATAAGACTGCTCCCATCCGTCATACGGCAATCCCGAATGTTCGCGTTGCGTAAACTTACAGAGTTTCCTACCTTTTTACATATGTTGGTTGTCTACACCTATCCGCGGTTTCGACCGCAAAATACAATTGATCTGTCTACAATCCTATTGAACGAATTCGCACAAACCGTTCAGGACATTGTAGATCATCAGAAAGACGTTGAACTTTGGTTTGGTTACATTGATGGTTGGATGTTGACTCCTCATGAAGAAGTCATTCTACGCAAGGCGATTCGAAAGTTTGAATGCCATGCTGTTTCCTTTTTTCCACTTGCGTTTTCGCAAAGTTGGAAAAACGAAATTCGTTCCATTTACACGGACAGACCTCATGGAGAGCCCGATACTGACAACGATGGTGGTTCTGTACACTATGGGCGTTCGATTGGATACGGAGGTGTTGGTTCATGAACTTCCACTGACAGCGAAGATCATCAAGATTGAGAAGCAAGGAGTCTTACGTAGAGGAGAATCCAAGAAGGATAAGATTCGTCATCGTAAGGTTGCTACACAACCGCGCAGAACAACTGGATTCGGTCACAACAGCATTACGTTGGTATTGTTGTCCAATGGTGATGGAACACTTCCTGAGAAGGAGATTACAGTGAAGATCTTTCAGAACGGAGTATTCCATATCACAGGTGTTCTGGATGAAAGGTATGACCGCGATGTCACTACAACTCTGCGGGAACACATTGAGAAGACATGTGCCAAGGCGATGATGGAAGGAACCTGGACACCCGACAATCGTCGCGTGGTTCTCATGAACTACAAGACCAAGATGATTGGTGTGACGAACCTCTCTCGCGATACGCTTCACGCAACTCTGCGACGCAAGGGGTTCAAGACAAACTATGAACCGGCAGTCTACCCAGCCGTCAAGATCTACTTCCCAGATGTCAAGTGGATTGCGAAGGTGTTTCGTACCGGCAATATCATCTTGACCGGGATGACCGACGCCAAGGAATGCGATGTATTGATGGAGAAGCTGCGTGAGGTTCTCGTTTAAACCATCTGATCTGTCTATAAACAATGCAGGCTCGCGAATTGACCCCTCAGGAAGTTGCGGAAGGAAGTCGGAATATCACCGATACAAACTATAGTGCCACACAGGTACAGGCACTTGTTCGCAAGATGGACGCAAGCAAAAAGAAGTACCAGAACCTGAAACGGAGTGGGCAGAAGCTTGCCTACGAAGAGGCAGTCAAGAAGGAAAATGAGATTATCTACTTCAACTATCCTAGCCTTTTTCAGTTACACATTGAAGATCGCCTCGACCAGACCTTCTTTGAGATGCTAGCGCTCAAGCGTAAGATTGAAAAAGGAGAGATCACGTCCGAGCAAGCATCTGCAGTTGTTGGACAGCAGTTGTTTAGTCGGTTTGTGCCTCATGTGATTTCCAATTCAGTACCTCCTGCTCCTCGTATGTCTTACGAAGAGTTCTACAGAAACTCTAGCAATACGTAATCTGGAACTTGTAGTCTGCGTCAATCGGGATTCGATCACCGATGAGCTTCAAATCCTTTCGATCCTTTCCCCAACCAAACTCGATGTACTTGGTTGACAACTCCTTAGGCACCGGCGATGGCTTGTCGTACAGAGAATACGACAAACACAAGTCATCTCCGTCGTCGTATGTATCAAAGTAACCCTGTGAGTGATAAGTAGGACCACACATATCCAGAATGTTCTCCACCAAGTAGTCTAGAGTGTCGTGTTCCAGTTGGAACCAGTCCACCTCGACACCCTGATCAAAGAAGCGAATGTAGTAGCGACCCATTTTGTACTGTTGCTGAAAGAGGAGTTCTTTGTTCAAGCCGCTCACAAATCCGTTTTGAAACCCCCGCGCAGTCTCAGAACCAAATGGAGAGTAGACTCCTTCTGGACATTGTAATCTGCCAGAGTGCGATTGTCCTCCAGCTGCTTCCCGGCAAAAATAAGACGCTGCTGATCGGGTGGGATTCCCTCCTTCTCCTGAATCTTCTGCTTCATCGTCTCAATCGTATCGGATGCCTCCACATCCAACGTAATAGTCTTTCCCGTCAGGGTCTTCACGAATATCTGCATTGTTATCTAGTCTAAACATTTATTCCTTAAGTTCGTCTCGCAACTCCATCAGGATCTTCCCCATCTTGTTCTGCCCAGGCCAGCGAGACACGTCCTTCGCCTTGGATGTTTCCGCAGACGTTCCGATTCCCCAATACTTTCCGCGAGGATCTGCCTCTGCGATAGGGCGAGTTCCCGTATCGCGCAGCTTCTTCAGAATCTCTGGGTGCTGCATGAGTTTCGCCTTGACCGCGGTTCGCATCACAGAATCCCTCTTCTCATTCCAGGCTTCCGCATCAAAGTTCTTCACCTTCTTGCCATATGCCTTGGCAGACTTGGGACTTGCAGTCTTCATGATCTTGCCTTGGATGTCCGCATCCCCAAACATCTTTGCCTTCGACCACTGGAAGTAGTGTTCCACGGTCGGGAAGGTCACACCATCAATCTGAACAGGCGCCTCGTGCATGTTGCTGAACATCTTATTGTCGTTCAGTGCCGGATTCCCCATGAAGAAGAACACTGGCTCCTCTCCCGGCTCTTCC